GGGTCAAATCCTTCAGACCCAAACAATTTTTGCACCAACGACCTAACAGGAGAACGTGTGGTAGAAGAAACTAAAGAGGGTCTGTAAAGCATGTTTAAAAGGCTTTGTTTTCAGCAACCGGCTGAACGAGAATAACAGCGCCTGAAGAAGGGTTTCCGCTTCCAGCACTAACAGAAACTTGAAGTTCTGTAGCTGAGGTTGAAAAGATAACTGCTCCGTTTGCGGATAAAACAGCGTCTGTTCCCAAATCAACGAAAACATTACCTATTTTGTGTTTAAGGGTAACTGCTGTTCCATTGAAACTAGAAGCAGAAACAGCAAACATCCCAGTGCTTCCGTTCCAAGACACTGAATGTGTTGAACTTGCTTGGAAGTCGTTTATAGTTGTTCCGTAGTAACTCATAATTTAATAGGCTTTTGCTCCGCTCCCGGTTGTTCCGGTAGCTGGAGCGGTTCGATTGATTGTAAGTGAGCGTTGACCTCCTCTTCGGGAAGTCTTTTTTCTTTTTTCTGTTCTGATATTTTTAATTTGTTCTACCTTCATAGCTGGCCTAGGTGGTGGAACCGGGGCCTGTCTAGGAGGAGGAGCTGACGGGGATGACATGCACATAGTGTTATTCTAATGTTGAATTAAAAGAGTTCTCTACTTGCTCCTCAAGTCTATCCCTTAAAAAGTTAACAACGGAACGCTGCCCGTTATGATAGTCGATTTCCCGTAGCGTAACCTTGGTATCAAAATCACGCATAGGAAACCTCTCATCCAAAGCCTTGATTAGCTCTGAGTTTAAAGGAAAATGAGTCTCTGGAAACATGTCGAGTCATTCATTATTTTCACATATACCCACTCTATACCTGTCGTCCTGTAAAGTTTCGCACTTTTGAGCGTCTAATAGTATGTTAGCTGAGCATACAACGTGAGCTATATGACTCCTACCGGACTCAGGGTCTAGGTCTTCGCCGTCCCTCCAAGCGTTTAAATGTCTAATGATTGCAGACACATACGTAGTAGCGCACACTCCTGTTTTTCTCCAGTTGTATGGACCGTATTTCTTGGCCCCTAAACTGTGGACCCAAGCTGCCTCCTCCATGGCAAACGGAGGAAGCAGGTGCATGGGAGCTTTCTTTGAGCCAGCTTCCCCTTTTGGGTCATTTACTTCGAAGGTTTCCATAGGTTTATCTTCTTGGTATCTTTGTCGTAGTCTTTGTATTGAAGGATGTAGGCTAACCTAGCGTTAATCAGTGCATCTTCTTCGGTTTGCCCTGCCTTCTCAAAAGCTTCTACCACGGTATCCCATGTATAACCCTTCTTGTCCATAAGTTTTTTAGCCCCAATGAGACCCACGCCTTTAGCTCCAGAGTAGCCGTCAGCTTGGTCCCCGGCTAGAGTCTGAATAAGGTGGAAGTTTCTAGCCTCTTCTTCTGTCACTTCTTTTAGCTCGTCCTTCAGTGGGTTATACCAACGAATAGGTAGAGTAGCGAAGTCCTTGTCGCCCGATACAGCAATGGTTTTCTTTGGGTCCTTGGTGCAGAGGATACCAATCCAATCGTCGGCCTCCATGTTCTCAGCGGTGATACCTCCGTAGGTTTCCTTCATCCAACCGAACAACCATTTCAATCCAAGAGGTTTTCTCTTTGTCTTTCTTGAGGCTTTGTATTCCGGGAAGATGTCGTAGCGGTAGTTAGACGAAGGAGAGAACACTGGAGTTAGATTGTCAGAGTCTAGTCTTGTTCTCAGGTTACCAAAGAAGGTCTCAACCTCCCGCTTCATGTCTGTTTCAGAGCAGAGCAGGGTCCATTGGTCTTCGTCCCACTTGGTCTCATACTCACTAGCAAAAGCAGCCCGGTAGGCTACCATGTCTCCGTCAATTATTATCGAATCCATTAGTGTGTCTCCTTCCAGTTGTTACCGATTTTGTATTCCCCGTCTAGAGGACAGGCAACGTTAAGTTCGAATCCTGCACTTTTGATGCAGTCAACAAACAGCTCTCCTAGTTCTTCAGCTCTGTCAGCGTCACAGGAGAACTGAACCTCATCATGGACGTTGGCGTGCATCTCGTATCCGTTAGCTCGTTTAGCGAAGAGCACTAGAGCTTTCTTCATTATGACGGCAGCGGCTGACTGACACAGAAGGTTGAGGGCGCTGAACGCTTTACGCGCCGGGATTAACCTACCGTCTAATCCTTTGATTGTGCCTTGCGTTTTTACGCGCTGGTCAATGGCGTTCATTAAAGAGCGCACAGCAGGAATCTTCTCAAGGAATTTATTCTTCAGTGCTCTGCCTTCGCGTTCTCCGCCGCCGACGATAGCTCCAATGGCTGCATCACCAGCGCCGTAGAGCCACATATAAATGAATTTCTTACTTTCATCTCTCGTTGATAATCCAGCCGCCTCTTGGTTAGCGGTGTGGATGTCTCCCTCTACGATTGTTTTAGCATAGGACCCCCGGTCCCAGTTAGACAAGTAGCTGGCCAACACGCGAAGCTCGATGCCGGAAGCGTCAGCTCCTACTAACACCTTACCTTTAGGAGCGGTGAATAGCTCTCGACACTCAGCTCCATAAGGAGCACGGGTAGCAGGAATCTGACCAAGGTTTGGTTTCGAGTGAGTGCATCTTCCAGAGTAAGCTCCAAGCGAATCGACATCACCGTGGATGCGTCCGTTCTGAACCATGCCCATCCAAGCATACCTACCTTCAGCTAAAGCGCCTAGTCTTTTTTGAATTAGAAGATACTCAAGCAGGGCGAGAGAGGCTGGAGTGTTAATGTCTTTTAGAACCGCCTCGTTTATCGCTGGGCGCTTGCCTTCGTAAGCGTTAGGTTTCCAACCGGCCTCAATCAACCTAGCTGAGATTTGGTCACGAGAACCAGCGTTGAACGGAACCTCAATGCTTTTGTTTCCGGTCTTGTCAGCTTGGTTAGCTAAGACTTGTTTTAGTCCTGCTTCTTTGAGTTTAGACTTTAGTTCTTTCTTGGTAGGAGCTGTGTAGGTAACCCCGCCTTCAACTACCGCCCAACCAGCGGGGGTCTTGGTCTCAACAATCTTAGGAGGGAATAACTTCTGTAGCTCATCTTGAAGCTCAACCCTTCTTGTCATTAGTTTAGATGCTAGTTTCTCTGCTTTGTCGTTGTCGAACGGGAAGCCCGTCTCTACCTGATTGCGAATGGCGTTAGCGAAGTCGTGCTCAAGCATCATCACACTTTTATTGGGGACTTTAGTGTTAAGGTGTTTATACAGAGCAAAGGTCACCCAAACGTCCTGTTCACAATATTCCTGCATTTCTTGAGACCACTTTGACCAGTCCTCAGTCTCACCGTGTGAGTCCTTGTGTATGCCTAGTCTCATTCCCCAAGCTTTCAAGCTGTGACTTCCTGCATACTTAGGCTCGACTCTTTTAGTTTTGAAATCGTCAGTCTTGAGGTCCGGGTAAACGCACTTGGCCATAATTTTTGTGTCAATTACAAACGGAGGGTCCAAGCCTAGTGACCCTTCCTTGTCCATCTTGAGCATGGCTGGCCAGTCAAACCCTATGGAGTTATGACCTATGATAACGTCAGCGGCTCCAATGACCGAAAACGCTGTGTCGATTCCTCCCTTTATCTGGGAGTTGTAGGATGTCATCTCTCCTGTAGCTGTATCTAAGATACTGATGCAGTGGATGGTCTTCAGCCCTTTGAGTGTAGCCCAGCACTCGATGGCGTTGGTCTCTATGTCTATTACTATTTTTTTCATTTTCTGTGTTGTATTAAGTCGGTGAGTTTTAGTAGAACACCGACAGAGGTGTTGTTGTCTCCTCCTCTTTTCTCTTGGTCGGTTCCCTTTAGGGGTTCGACGAGAGCTTTAAGGTTCTCAGAAGAGATAAGAATAAAAACTGTTTCGAGAGCGAAGCACCAGTAGTCAGCCTCGGACTTATCAATCCCGGATGGCTTACCTCTTGACTCAAACTCGATAAACAAGTTTCCAGTAACTTTAGCCATAAGGTCTCGTTTGACTTCGATGGTTTTGTTGTCGAGCATCTCGCCAAGCTCTTGCTCAGCTACTTGCCCGACCTTGAGGTCATACCTAAAGTTACTGTTATATTTCATTAAAATGGGGTATCGGTTTCTTCGGTTTCTCCGTCTAGCATTTCTGCTTCCGATAACCGACCAGTGATGTGGCTGTAGTTTAACGTGGTAGCTAAACCAGTATCTCCGCTGAAGCGGTTCTTCAAAACCCGGACGTTTGTGGTGTTGCGAGACTCAGCGTTTTGTTGGTCTCTTTCCAGTCCACAGACGATGTCACTTAGTTGGGCTATGGAGGCGCTGCCCCTAAGCTGAGCTAGGCTAGTCTCTGCTCCGTTCTCGTGGCCGCGACCTTCCGGGCGCTTAAGGTGACTCACAAGGATGAGACCAATCTTACACTCCTCAACCAGAGCGCGAAGCTTGGTCATTGTGTTGTCTATGATGCGCCTCTCGTCTCCAGAATCGAGGCCGCTTACAACTATTGACAAATGGTCTAACACCAAATATTCAACACCAAGGGCCTTAGCCATATACCTGATGTGACTAAGGAGGTTATTAGACTCAAGAGAACCCCAGTGGTCGTAGAAGAACACGCGACCGCTACCTACGGTCTTCTCAAAGCTCTTTCGATAATCATCGTTAACTTGAATAGGCTCTAGGTGTAAGAGCTTGTTCATGTCTAGACCGATGATTGAGTTAGCGGTTCGCTCGATAGATTCTTCGAGAGCGATGTAACCAATCTTTTTGTCGGTGTGCGTAAGAAGGTGGTAGGCTAGCTCTTTGGTAACTGCGCTTTTCCCTATACCAGAACCCGCACATATGGTTACGATTTCGCGTTTGCGAATTCCGTGAGTTTTGGAATTTAAATTCTCCCAAGGATAGGGAACGCTATCGTTTATTTTGGTGGCGGTTAGTCGGTCTAGTAGCTCGGTGCCGTCAATGATAGTATCGGGTCGCCAGACCTTAGCTTGCCAGTAGGCATCAACAATCTCCCGGCTCCTACCTTTGACTAAAAGTTCGTTAGGGTCTTTTGCTGTGAGCTTAGCAATCTTACAGGAACCAGCGGGTAGAACATGGCTACAAGCTTCGGCTGCTTTGTTGCCAGCCTCATCGTTGTCGAACATGAGGATTACCTCTTCGAATTTCTCAAGCCATTTCATCTGCTTTTGAAACAGGCCCTTAGCTCCTTGAGCGCCTGACGGTAAGCTGACCACTGGCCACTTACCTTCTCCAACCACCTGAGCTACGGTAAGACAGTCAATCTCTCCTTCGGTAATGGTGAGGCGCTTGCCTCCGTTGGGCCATAGGTGTTGCCCCCAAAAACAAGCAGGGCTTCCGATGCTTCTAAAATCCTTACCTTCAAGACGAATCTTTTGAGAGACTATGTTTCTCTCCTCGTCCCTGTAGGTGGCTATGTGACACGCGTCACCGTTGTGTTCTCCTATGCGGTAGTCATACCGTTTGCAGACATCCACATGTATGGCTCTGCTAGGTATTGGCATGAAGTCTCCCTGTATAAACCGGGGAGTCGGTTGTGTTGTGTTTTCCATTTGGTTGTTCTGTTCTTCGTTGGTTGTTGGCGTGAATTCTCCACAGACGAAACACTTTGAGCTGCCATCTTCGTTGACTGCAAGTCCATCGCTGCTTCCACATTCATCGCATGGTTGATGTGTATTTATAAAACCCATTCTTTTGGTATCACCCGCTCGCACCAAAGAAACCCGTGCTTGTCACACCAGTCGGCGTAACTCGTTTTGCTTTTCTTGTTAAGTTTGTTCTCAGAGTTCTGGAAACAAAATCTAATATCCAAAAGAGGATTTGACTCTCGAACCCGGAGATGCTTGGTGCGGTCGGCTGAAGTAAAGTAGCCCTTGGCTTCTACCATAACTCCGTTTGGGAAAATGAAGTCAGGTGTATACCTTCGGACTACGGTGTATTCGATACGACACGATTCGTAGGAGAAGGCAACGCCGCGCTTGTCTAAGCCACAGGCGAGCCTCTCCTCGAAACGCGAACGGAATTTAGAACGGGGCGACTTGGCCCTGCTCCTCTTGGTTTTGCTCCAGTGCCTCATTGAGTGATTCTCCAGACGTGGTGTAGCCTCCTGCTTCGCTACTGAAGGAACCTCCACCGCCGCTGACGCTATACTCAACTAGCTCAAGGATTTGTGCTTCCTTGAGACGAAGAGTGTAACCCCATCCCTGACTAGGGACATACCAAGGACTGAACACGGCGCTCATGCGAATCTTTGAACCAGAGCCAATCTTAGGCTTGTTGGTAATGGCTTTAACATTAGCATCGAACAGTGGGATGTTAAATTCAATAACATCTCCAGCGCGGGTGGTAACCTTAGCTTTTTGTTTTGCTAAGATTTCGTAGTCGCCATCTTCGGTGATTCGAACAGGGCAGCTCTTGGCTTTCTTTACTGTCTTACCTTGTCGCTGACATTCGGAATCGTAAGCAGCGGTGGCTAAGACATCGACCTTAGCTTTGAACTCTTCAAACTCTTTCTCAGATACATGAAGTTTACAGGTGAACACACCCACATCATCGAACGCTGTGTCGGGTTCTACCAATTTAGGGTAGACTGCGGTTCCGATAGGGGTGACTAATTTTAGGTTTGTACTCATTGGTTTTGGTTTTTCTTTGTGTTGTTTAACTAAAGAGATACCGACTATGTTTAACCCCTTGTGGGTCAAATGTTCCATACTCAGGTAACTCAGGGAATTCCAACTCAGGGTTAGAACACCTAAGGTTGTGGTCGAATTGTGCGAGTAAGTCAACACTAAAAATTTCAGAAGCTGCTTTTCTGATTGACGCTGCTAGTTCGTGAGACTTTGTTGAGTGCGTCCCAAAGGAATCGTGGATGCACGAGAAGTCCCATATACCTAATGAATTAGCACCTAACACAGTTCTAGCGAGGATAGAGGCATCAATACCGTGAACGAAGTTAGGACTGATACCCTGTTTAGCCCTTGCTACGCTAAGCTCGTCGGTGCTGTCCCTGAAGTTTACCCAAGTAGCCTCACCTCCAATCTTAGTAGACACCGATTTGGATGTCTGTTTCGCGTAATGTTGCATAACGGGGAACCCGGTAGGAGTAACCCACTCAACAACCTTGCCAGCTCTAGTCATAACAGAGGCTACTCCTTGTAAATATTTCATACATTTTGTGGGTTTATCAAACACCTCTTGAATAGAATACCACACAAGTTTAGCTAGGTAACCTGTAACCTTGTATCGCTCGCTTTCAGAAAATGGGTTTGTGACATGGTCTTTTCGAATGCGGTCTTGATACCACTCATCGATGTAAGCTCTGCACGAATAGAATGTTCCTCCATAAGGGAATACCATCGTCGGTCTTTTTGTTGCCTTGCGGTCAACTCCAAACCTTAACCAAGACTTAGCTACTACGTTTTTCGTACTTGCGTCTTCTTTTAGCTTATCGTTAACACGGGACGCAATCACTGAATATATATCTTGAGGGTAATCAGTGGGGGAGGCGTTGGTAGCGTGAGCGGTATCTTCGCAGTGAGTTAAACACGCCAGTAGTTGTAGTCCGTTGTTGGTTGCATCCTGAGCACAAGGTAGTTTAGAATCCACAAAACCTTGCTGTTTATACGTAGCCCATTCTAGGCACCAAGCGAGGTGCTGCCAAGGTTTGTCTGCGGTAGTCCAACTTAGATTTTCTTTAGGACCGGACGCAATCAAACAAGCCTCGTCAGAGTAGTCGTTTGCCCATTGGATTCTCTCTTCAAGGGTTACTTTGTCATTGCCATAAGTGTTAGCCCCATGAATAGCTAACCACTCAGCTTGTGATTCCGTTTTGACACGCTCAGAACGAAAAAACTGTAGCAACCCACGAGATGGGTCGGCGTTCTGGACGTTGAGGAACGAGGGTATGTTGTAGACCCTTCCTCTCCAGTCAACATTCGACGGAAAGAAGAATCGATTACCTTCGAACTTGTTTGCTAGATGAAGAACTTTGGCCGTCAGCAATCGTCTAGATTTAGTGGAAAGATTTATGTCGTATATCTTCGCGGCCTGTCGTCTCCAGTTAACGTTAGCTTCCGGGTTTGTTTTGAAGTCATTTGGAAGCGGAGGGAACTCTTCGTCTTTTCGGTTTGGGATGTCTCCTATGGCTACGTTGTTGTCCCAAGACCACTCCATGACATCCTTTACTGCTGAGTTTATTTCCCAAGGAGTCTGTTGGATTAGATTCACAGCACCCATAGGTTCCTTTAGCTCTCCCGGTATCGAACGTAGATACTCCATGTTCGAAGTCTTGATGAAAGGAACCTCTGGTAGTCTATCGTCAGCCGGGTAGCCTCCCTTCCAAACGTTTGTCCAAGGCTCAGGTAGTTCTACGGTGGGCAACCAGAAGGGTTCCATAAGCTCCCGGTTATCATTGTAGTTTTCAATCCAATCGACAAGCTCCTTGGTGGGAGCAACAAACCTAGTCGGCCTGCGCCCAGCTCGTTCAAGAACATAGTTGTATTCAATCAGTCCGGTGCAGCTTCTGAATAATTCTACCGCTGTTAATCCTGCACTAGTTTTATCTCTAGTTGCCCACTTCTCAAACTCAGGCATAAGCCCTTTGCTTGCTTCGTTTTTCATCGAGGAGCGAACGTGACGGACTTTAGCGTTGAGTCCTTTTCTGCGCTTAGCTCCGAGTAGAATGCCTTGAGCTTTCTCTTCGTTATTATTTAGTAGAAATTTACACCTAATCTCATCCTCAAGGCGAGCACCGAGGAAGATAGCAACCTGAGACATTGGTCTCTTTTTTGTTATGCTGTCGATTATTGCCTTGGTGGATATGTAAGCAATTACCTTGGGGTTTAGTGTCTGTAGTTCTATTTGGTAACGAGCTGGGGTGGTATATTTTGCTATTGACTCAAGCCAATCTTTAATGCTAACAGAAAACTTAGGTAAAGCTTCTCGCATTATTGTTTGCCCGTATCTTGTTTCTAACTCAGCATTTCTGGCTTTTGAGTTCTCAATTTTAGAACGATACCTGCCAACACCCAGCGTGAGCATTGACTCATTTAAAGATTCTTGTGTAAGGTCGGCCACAAGCGTATCTACTAGCGATATATAAACCGCAGTCAAGAATAAAGTTTGAACCGGCCTCAATCATGATAGTCCCCGACCGAGCGAAGCGAGGGAGGCTGCGGAGGGGTGGGTGCCGGGGCTAGGGGCGGCCCGTTGGTGTGGGCAGTGGGCGAGCGGTGTGTAGGCGCAGCAAAAAAAGGGGAACCTAGCCTAAACGCTAAGTTCCCCTTGTGGTGTTACTTGTTTGCTTCTTGGTATAGCTTTATGAAGAGTGCTACCCAGATAGCCCAAGTTATGTAGTGTTGACGCAGGAGTATGTTAATCCATGCGTCTTTTGCTTTTTTGTTCAGTGCAGATGATAGTTAGTGTTGGGTATATCCCTGTCCCAACAAGCCCTACAACTCCCACAAGCATTGTTTTGCTTAGGGGCGGGGCAGTGAAATGCGGACGAAGCCCAACCGACACTTGATGTATTTATAGTGTAGTTTCCGACTGTCGGAGAGCTAAGTCCTGTTCCTACTATGCTAGCACTTAGACGTATAGTCAAGTTTTGTGCTAGTTTGTTCTGCGCTGTCCATGCACCCACTAAACTTCTTTCTCTTGTTGGGAGCCAGAACTTGATGTGGGACAGAGAGTTTGCTATGTTGTTGATTGCTGTGAGATGTTCCATGCTTTGCAAGTCACCGCTGTCGTGCCACCGGAAGTAGCCTGACTTTTCTTTGCGTTTGATAAGCTCAGTGAGGTTGCGTTCCCACAGTGTTATGTTGTGTGATAGTGCGTTAAGGCGCTTGGTCATTGCTGTTTGCACGTTGTTGAACATGTATCTGTTCTTGAGTGCGTAGCAATTAGAGCATACTGAGTTGGCTACTTTGCGAAGCTTAGCTCCTACGTTACAGTGTTTAGCTGGTATACTGTAACCATGACACGGCATCTTGCTAGGAGACGACAGGCTACCTACTTGGTTTTGTAGTTCTGTTAAAGTCATCGAACGTTGGTGTGTCTATTTCGCGTAGCTTATTGTCTACGGACTTTGACATTTCTTTGTTGACGAAGTCGAGGAGCACAAGCTCTTCGCGTATTGATAGTAGACGCTTTTTGACTTTTTGTTTGTTGTATGGCATTAGTGTAGTTTGTGTTGTAGTAGAGCGTGCGTTAGCAATAAGCCCTTTGTTGTTTTGTTGATAGGGTTTTTTACGTGTGTGTATACTGATTGACGACCGTTACCGTCTTGGATAACAACTCGGTCAGTAAACACAGCACAACAAAACCCCAATTCTTTTGCAGCTTTGTGTGCATATGTTATAAGACGATTTGTGTTTTTGTCTTTGATGATGTTAGACAAGTCTTTTATTACACGTTTGTGTGTGAATGTTTTATGCATTGTGATAGTGCGAAACACCCTTGCCCCCTGATAATATGAAAAACAAGGGACAAGGGCTTTCATGCATACTAGGAAACTTGGTTATACCACTTCTTGTTGAAGTTTTCGTATCCGTCTAGCTTTACTTGTGATAGGCTAGACCACAAAGCTGCTGTGTATTTCTTTTTGTTTTCGAGCGTAGCAGCACCTTTGCGTCTTGCGTCAGGATACGGCTCGTTGGTTTTGGGGTCGATAGCAAGGTCACCACGGTGTGCGTATGTGTATGCGTTGAGCAAACGCCAGAGGGTGTATTTCTCGCGACCTTCTGAGTCTTGATATGGCTCTGGGTGTTCTGGCTTGATGAACATGTCACATACCTGAGCGGTGCGTGATTGCTGGATGAAGTCAGCTTTGCTGGCGTTATAACCGATGAATGATAGTCCCTCTTCTGGCTTGATGTTGTAGTTTTTGAGGAACTCTATGTCTTTTCGTGTTTGAGCAACATTGTTACGGTAGTCATTGAGCAGTGAGTCGAGACGATTTTTGAAGTTCGCGAGACCGAATCGCGAGTTCTTGGCCTTGATAGCGATGTCTCCGCCGAACATAAGGTTTGAACAGACAATAACTTTGTTACCGATAGCGAACTCCATAGGCACACGTTTGTCGTGGCTGTTGCGAGCGATGATGAAGGTTTCTACGTCGTCTGCAACTTGGAAGTCGTAGTTGCGAACACGAGCGATGAGGAAGAAGCGGTTAGCGATTTTTTTTGGTGGTTGATGTTTGTAAACGAGTGCGCTTGTCCAGTTTTTTGGCTCTACTTTGTAGTCTTCTATGCCGTCTACCTTCATAGCGATTTCGTCCAGCACGAGCCCGTAATGGCGACATCCGTTTAGGATGCGGCGTGCAAAGTCAGAGTGTGGTGTTAACGAATTATGTTCGTGATAGTTGCGGTCACCTTGCTCGAATTGTTGCGGTGTGTGGAACCTGTCGAGCTCATAGAGCTCGCGTATTTCTGTGCCTTTGCCCATAACAGACAAAGTTGAAGGAGCTGAGACAGCGGGTTGTGGTGGAGTTAGTGTTTCCATAGTATTTGTTGGTTAGTTTTTGTTGGTTACTGTAGCCATGATAACTACAATAAAATAAATAAACTCAGTGAGGTGATAGTTATTCTGAGCGAAGCGAAGAGACTATGAGTGAAACGAATAGTGGATAAAACCGAGCGAAGCGAGGCGAAAAAAATTGCCCTAAGTGCAGCAAAAGCAACACTTAGAGCAAGATTGATTTGGTGATAGTTAAATGAGCATCAACACAGGCTCGGCGGGCTCTAGGTGTGCTTCTGGGTCCGGGTCG